ATATTCTTCGATGTAATCGTTAAATACTGGTTCATCCCAATATTGATCTCCAGAAGAGATTGGAAGATAGTCTGTATCCGTGGTTGGGTTGAGGAAAGGAAGTTCTGGGATTCCCTTTGAAGCGAAGAACATGTCCATCAATTCCTCGGCATCATCTGAATCTTCAATGTAAGGTGTCCAGCGATTAGATGAAAGCGCAATTGTCCCTGCTTGGAAATCTGGATGCATTGTCGCGATGAGTTCTCCATCATCATGGAGGAAGAGCATGACCGTCTCTTTTTCTTGAGAAGAAGTCCAATACTTAAAGAAGGTGATGTTCTTGTCCTCGTAGAAATCGGAGTAGGTCGCGGGATACATTGGACAGGTCCTTTTCCCGTCGATTGACACTAGTTTCGGAGGTCCACCTTCATCTGTGTAGACAAATGGAGAATCAACATGATACCAACCGACAGCACGATACTTGTTGAGTAGGACCGTCCATACGCTGTTTCCGTTCTTGTCGTAGGTCTTCTTGTAGATGCCGTCACCGAAAGACACCAGATTAGCCTCTGGGTCAAGGTAGTAGCCACTGTGTTGCTTCAAGGAGTCGAGCTTGTGGAGAAAGGCTGGGTTTCCGGACATTGTCTGCGAGTTGTCGGCGAGTTGTCTGCGAGTTTTCTGGGAGTTGTCTGGGAGTTTTCTGGGAGTTGTCTACGAGTTTTCAGTTGTTTATTTAGTATCATTTAAACACAAAAATCAAATTTAGTTAAAGGTAAGGTGAGAAAAGAGAGAAATGAGTGAAAGACTTTCTTGGGATGAATATTTCTCAAAAATAGTTAAGGCTACTTCTGAGCGTTCACCATGCTCAAGACTACAAGTAGGATGTTTATTAGTAAATGACAATAGAATTGTAAGTCAAGGATATAATGGATTTTTACCAGGATGTCCTCATGAATCTATTGTTCGTGATAATCATGAACAAGCTACATTACACGCTGAACAAAATGCATTAATGGATTGTGCTAAAAGGGGAGTTAGTTGTGAAGGATGTACCGCATATATAACACATTATCCGTGTATTATATGTACTCGTTTATTACTTTCTGGTGGAATAAAACATATCAAATATTTGATAGATTATAAAAATGATGAATTAGTTGAAATTTTTGTAAATCAGTGTAATGTAGATATAATAAAATTATAAAATTATAATATTATTTCATATTCTGTACTTCAGTAGTATTCATTAGTATTGCGAAAGATAACCATACAGTTAATGGCATTAACATTAATTTACTTTTTTGTGGTATAATAACCATGAGTAAACCTATAATGACCATACATAATAATAATATATAAATAGCATTTTTCTTGTCTTTTAAACATGAGTAAAATACAATCCATAACGCTAATAGAGATGATAATACGAAATACAATTTATCGATCCATTGATTATTATTTCCCTTAATTGAATTAATCCAACTTAAACCTAATAAAATGTATAGAATAGGCCAAACAATACCAAATATATAACCAGGTGGTCTATATTTAATCATTTTACCCGAAGAACTATCCATTTTACATTTTGATGATATAATATACCCTATAATCATAGGATAAAATAATCTAGAAATATTACCATACGTATAATCCATTATAATATTATAAAATATAAAAAAAATTTATGAACTATTTATTTTTTCCTTTGAGATCTTTTAATAGACCTTCTTCGCGATCCCTTTTTTCTAATAGCCTTTCTTTGAGACTTTCTTTGAGATCTTCTTTGAGATCTTCTTTGAGATCTTCTTTGAGATCTTCTTTGAGATCTTCTTTGAGACCTTTTATTAGATCTCTTTTTTCTAATAGACTTTCTACGAGTTCTCTTTTTACTACCACCACCTCGGCGTTCAGCAATTCTAGAATAAAAACCGGAATAGTTTTCTCCAGAATTTCTAGATAACCTATTTGGAGAAGTTTGAAAGCGTGATCTTCTAGTAGATTCTTCTGGATTTAATGGTCTAAAAAAATCAACATCAGAATAAAGTGGAACATCATCTCTTACACCAGTTTGTTTTAATCCTGATAATAAACCATACATATCTTTAGTTTTGTAATCTAATGGTGAAACCCTTACATCTCTACTGTAATCAATAAGTGGGTCTCTATATGGATCTAATTCTGGTTGTCCATTTGAATACAATTGCATTTTATATTCTTGAGGAGTATAATCTACATAGGCTGATAAATCCATTTGATTATTTTTAGAGAGATTAGCGTAATCTATGATTTTATTAAATATACGGACCGACTCTTTATAAAGTTGTTCTCCATCGTAAACGAGTGAAAATCTTGCTAAATTACTTATTCTATCTTTTATATCTCTATCTCTCCAGTTTCCAAACGGACCTACTTTACGATACATATCATTTAAGAAATCAATGGTATCTTCTAAACCTTCATCTTCATCTTGAACTTTTTCATATAAAATGCGTTCTCCTTCTTTATTTGCTTCAGCTATGTTAAATAGATTCAGGCGTTCATCATAAAGACCCCTTACTTCATCACTACCCTCAAATTCTTTGTCTTCTAAACGATCAATGATTTTTTCAATGAATAATCTTTTCCTTTCATTTCTTTTCTCTTCAGATATTTCTGATGAATTTGCATCTCCATTATCAAATAATTCTGGATTTGAATCTATAAGTTCCATCTCAACGTCCTCATCAAAATAATCTGCAAAGTTACTAATGGCATCATATGGAACCCGTGTTAATTTATCTTTTAAATCTTCTAATAAAGGGGCTTCAGCTTTAAAAACACCTGATTTTAGTTTACGATTATCTCTTAATCTACGTGGGTTCAATGTAGGTTTACGAAGCATACCACCATATTCCTTAGTTACTTGATCATATGATTGTCTTATTTTTCTAGCATTCGCAATATTTTCAGGGTCCCCTCTAGGTATTCTTCTTCTAGACAAATCTTTAATATCATATAATAATTTAGATTTTTGAATACCATCGGCTAATCCTCTTTGAGCTGTCATCCAATCTTTTTTACCTTTATCTTTAACATCTTGTTGTTGAATAGAAAAGATATCCCTTGATTTCAATACTGGAAGGTATTCTTGACCAGTCGCAGTATCTTTTTTAAAGAATCTTTGTGTTCTTAATTTTTGTTTCGCATCCATTTTGCTTACTTCTGGTTTAAATCTAAGTATATCACTTTCTATGGGATCCTCTCTTATAAAATCGTAATCATATGGATCTTGTTCAACTCCAAACTTTGGATGGACATAACCTAAACGACCCTGTCTTACTGATTTACGATATTCCCTTCTTTCAGGCCATAATTCATCAAACATACTTTCATCAACTAATTCATTCCCTTTTGGATGGTCTGGATTTAAAAGGTTATATGATATTTGCGCATCATCCGTAAATCCATCTAACATATGATTGACCAGATTACTAACCTGATACATTTTAAGAACTTCTTCTTTTTCGTAATCTTTACCATCAATTTGTATGGAGTCATGAGGGCCATCAAAATTATAAGCGAGGGCAAGTTCAATGTAATCTCCCGTTAATAGGTCATATAATCTACTTGCTTCTTTTTGAATTTCATCTTTTAATGTATTTATCCTAGAAAAGATACCTTTTAATTGAGACCGTGAAATATAATCTAGAAAATACGGTTCTAGTGAAGTAGTTAAAACGATTAATAAATCATCAATCAATTCATTGACTTCCTGAAAAGGAATCGGGGTTTTTGTTTCAATACTTTGTTCTAATTTCATTTCAATCGCTTGAATAACATGTGAACTTGGCCTTTTATGAATACCATCATTGAAAAGTAATTCTTTTCCTTTATCTACAAGAGCACGAATATCTTTTTTCTTCCCCGCAATATTTAAATATTGCCATTGTTTATCTTTAGAAAGTTCCTTTTCTAACTTTAAATTAAGGCTGATTAATTCTTGAATCATAGGTAATATTTGTCTTGTTTCTACATTAATACGGTAACCGTGTATATTAGCATAAGTATACATCGTCAAACGATGATCTGGTCTACTTGCGCTTAAAAGATGAGGCATAATGCAAAGTGGGGGATTATCTTCAGTAGGGTGAAGTTGTTCACGTAATATTTCAGCATGTGCGAAGAGTTCCATAAAAACTTGTCTTCCAGTTACATGTATGGGTAAAGAATCATTCCATTCAAAAGTTTGAAAATTACCATAGAGGAAATTTTCATAAATCCCTAATTCAATTACTTTCATCATTTGAAACCAATATTTATCTGTATCAAGTATTTTATCTCTTAACTGAGATATAGTTTCATCTAACATATCAGTATAATCCGAAAATTCCCCACCAATGTAAGCCTTTATAATAACTCTTCTTTCAATAAAATATTGCATGAGTAAATCATCCATATCAGATATTACTTTATTCAAGGATTCATAGAGGGATTTTCTATTAGTTATATCATTTTGTAAGTCATATTTATATTGACGTATCAAATCTTCTAATGCTGATTTTACATTATCGGAATATGCTTGTGTAGTAACATTTAACTCTTGTAATATCTTTAATGATACATGGTAGTCTCCTAATAAATCATCGGCTGTAAAACTAACAGGACTGAATGGTGTTATCTTGTGGTCTTCTCTATGTTTTCTATATTTTCTCTTAAGATCCATTAAAAGACCTCCAACATTATCATCTAATTCCTCCATACCTTCTTGATCGACACCATAAATATCAAGACCTTTTTTTAAACGCAAAAACTTAACTTTTTGTTTTACTTTTTCATATTCAAGGGTTTTTTGATCTAAATAGCCATATTTACCTATATCTATTTCAATAACAAACTTTTGGAGTGTTAAGATAGCATATGTAAATAAATCAAACCTTTTAATTTTGCGAATTATAGTAGATATATCCGGGTTCCTTGAATCAACAGCATATTTTTTAAATAGATCCATTTTATTTTGATAATCTCTAACTTTCAAACCATAACCTTTGCTTTTTAATTTTAATTGTTCTTTTACTAAATCATCAACTTGTCTTTCAACAACCTCGGGGTCACCCCTTAAGGACTCTCTTACTCCTGCAGCAGTTTCAGATATTTTTTTGGCTATATCCTTATCTACACGCATACCAACATCGGTCGGTTTTTGAGACATTCTTCCAACTAAGTTGACATCAAGGGGATTATAACTTGGATTTTTTGAATAATTAAATACATCCCTCTGCGCTTTCTTAAATGTATCATTTTCTTGCCATATTTGTCTACCGTCATCTAATTTATATGGTCTCCATCTAGAGTTAGCATCAAATAATTGTTTATCCCCTAAAAAGGATTGATCATCTAATTGACCTTTTTGTAGATTTATTCGTGGATCATCAGTATTTAATTTTTCAGCATATTCTGTTAACTTGGATAAGAAATCCACAAAAAATCTTCTATCAATATTTCCATCACGACCTTTAGGAAAATATAAACTTGTTTTTGAAGCAAATCTTTCAATAAAATCTTCATTTGCCTCATCTGAATCTGTATTAGTATCCTCATCTTTTTCTTTCATTTGCATATAGACGATAGCTAAAAGACAAGTTAAATCTATTAATAAAGAGTTTTCATATGGATCCGCACCTAACTCTTGTAATTCATATGATAAATGCGTGAACCAATCATTACCTTTAAAGATATCATAATTATCTTGAAAATATTTAGAAAATTCCAAATAAAAACTATCTGGTGGAGACCCTCCTTCCATACTTTATAATTATAACCAATATAAAAAAAATAATTTATATTATGGATCTTTACAACATTCTTCTGGTATAATAGTTCCCTCATCAGTATTTGGATAAGTAGTTTGAGCCCTGTCTTCTTCTTTTGAAAAATCAATTATTTTACCATTATCACATGTTAAGGAATCAGCTAAAACAAACCAATCTTTACATTTAACTGGTCTACAACAGGGTTTTGCATCAAGGTGGTGATGGGGGTCCCATGGTAGACTATCATACGCTTCTTCATTTAAGACTTTATTGACTGTTTCACCATTCTCATGGCCGAGAGCGCAAAAAAGATGACATTGTCCTCCCTGATCCTTAGATTGACAACTTTTTTGCGTTTCGATATTTAACATTTTTAAAGCAGCCGTTTCTAGACATGTCTTTTTAGTATATAGTTCTTTATTTTCATCACAACACTCTATTTTTGAACTACCAAGTGTATCATTTGGTAATGGAGATAAAATTCTATCATCTCCATCTATATCATTAGCACATACACTGTATCCTCCGGCCCAAATATCACCTCCATAAATATCACGGTACCCTTCAAACCATTCGCCACAAGTTCCCTCATAATAAGGAGATACATGATTATTTATAGCATTTGATATATAACTGTTTTCGAAATTTGTGAGTGGTGAAATAAGTATTTGATATGGTTCTATCGGTGGTCTATAATTTGGATGATCTGGATTAGTGTACATCTCGGGCAGGTCACCACCAGGTCCATCTGGAGTTGGGACAAACTCGGGAGCAACCCATTCTTCAGGTTGTTCACAACAAAAATCAGTAGGTGGATCAAAACCCCTTAAGTCTGTGCCCATGGCTGGTTGATCTTCTTGTGATGGATCATATGGATATTCATCTGAACAACTTGTCGTAACTATTTCCCCCTGTTCATAATCGAAGCCCAAGCTTAAAGCATACGTTCTACCTCTAATATCTTCAGGACCGTGATCCCATTCACCACAAGTTATACTACGACAACACGGCATTGGAAGATTACGTATCACTGTACCCGGGGTTCCAGTTACTTTCCCTGACTGATCAACATACACCTCTGTTGTAAACTTTCTCAGTTTTCCAGCATAATCCAAGCCTCGTGTAGTCTCAGGGTTTAAATCGTCCCAATTATTATCATATATAGAACTATTGGGGCACATGATTATATCTGCATCTTGTAGTGGTTCATCCCTCCATTCACTACATGTTTTACCTCTACAACAATCATCTGGATCCCCATAACCATTTTCACTGATAATGTCATTATATTTATTTTCATCTAATATTCTTTCAGGTCCACACCAAGACCCCGATATACCAGTCATTAAATCACTTACTTCACTCATTTGTGAACAAGTTGTAGAATTTTGACAACATTCGTTAAATGAAAACCCTAATTTATCTTCATTAGCTGGCATCCTTCTGGTGCGTAGGTGTGGTTCTCCTCCCTCGCGCATCAACCATTCAACTTCTCTTTCTGGTCCGTGTTCTTCCCAAACTTCTTGAGATCCACAAATATTATCTGCTCCATCAATACCCATAGTATTTTCAATATGATTAAACCACGAAGAACATTGTTCAGCACAACAAACCGAGTTTGGATCTTGACCATCTAAATATATCGCACGGTTTACACCTGTCATTTCTGGACAATTAATGGTTTTTCCACTATCAATCCAATCACCACATGTTATAAATTTACAACATGGAGTATCATCATCAAAAGAATGAATTTTGCGTTTTTGTCTACTATTATAAACTTTATATATAGGACAAGATAATGTAGTAGTTTGACTAAACTCTTCACAATTCATAGGCTTACAACAAATTTCTCTTGGATCATCACTATGAAATTCATAATATTTCTTAAGTTCATCATAGGTTTCTCCATATGGACAAATATCAAATATTCCTTGATTATACGAATTTTCTTTCCAAGATTCACAATTAAAACTTATACAACAGTAATGTTCTGGTATATCTCCTGGTATAAAAGTTGAATTATTTGAATTATAAAATGACCCTTGTGATTCATCGCAACCACCTGTATCTAGATCATTCCATTCTTTACAATTAATCTGTCGACAACATTCCCTTTCATAATCGCCATCACTTGGAACATTACTTGCAGTAGTAACAGAATATTTAAAATTTCCTCTATTATATGGACAAATAGTTGTATCTAAATCATTCCATTCTTCACAATTCATAGGTCTACAACATTCTTCTTCTGTATTACCAGGGGTATTGCTTCCATTAAATGTATAAAAATCAGGACATATAGATGTATCTAAATCAATCCATTCACCACAAGTACTTTCACTACTCCTTGTACCTCCATTAGTTTGTGTATCACCACTAGCCCTTGTACCTCCATTAGTTTGTGTATCACCACTAGCCATTGTACCACTACTATCCATTGTACCTCCATTAGTCTGTGTACGAGTACCTCCATTAGTCTGTGTACCACCACTACTATGTGGCATTTGAATAGATGGTAATTGATCTGGTAGTTCTAATAAATCTTCATTTTGATCCGTATCTTCAGTTGATGGATTATTAATTATTTTTGTACATATATTATTATTACAAACTAAATCCTCACAACAATCTTCATTTGACTCACAACTATGACCCTCACCTTTACATTTAACTATAAAGAAATATATTAATAAACCAGTAATTAATATTATAATAAAACTAAAAATTGAAAAATATAATATTTTTTTAGACATTCCATTCTCCATTTCATTTTCTAATGTTTCAAATCCAGTATCTATATTAGAACCTTCTAAATCAATATCTTTTTCAAATCCAGTATCTATATTAGAACCTTCTAAATCAATATCTTTTTCAAATCCAGTATCTATATTAGAACCTTCTAA